CGGATGATAACCAACTCCGCCACTGACAACACCATTAGTTTCATTTTTAAGAATTTTGACATGTTCTATTTCGCCGGGCACAGCAGCAGCGGCCTGTTGAATATCCCATTGAACATCCGCCGATGTTAGATTTGCTACATCATTGTTTGGATCAGTGGTTATTCTGTCTACAGGAATATAATCTTTGGTTAAAAATTTCAAAGAATCTGCAAGAGAAATAGAATACATATACTTCCAAATATATCCATCAGTCTGTTCTACCAATGCAGAAGTTGTATGTGTCGGTTTTTCTGTCGAAGTAACAGTAACGATAGTTTCACTATCATTAGTATATGTTGCGTTATTGATGCACTTGTAAACATTATATTGGTTGACGCCTTCTGCGATTACATACGAATTGGGAATAATTTCTTCCGCGACATCATGTTCATACATTGTGTAGATAGAACCAGATTTCCAATTGACTCTTGGAATTGCTAGTGACATATCATTAACTCCAACTTTTTTCATGGAAATATGTTCCGCCTTTACGGCGTATCCATAACCAATCGAATCTTCTGGCGTTGGTGGATTAGCATCATTTACCCAAGGTGTATTTTTACCAATGCCCATGTAAAGATTATTATATACAGATAATCCTTGGTGCGACCAACGGCAATCATTGTCTACAATTTCGCCTGCCGCCGCGTCAGGACCAGAGCCCGATCCAGCTGATGTCCCAGCGGTTATACAAACGAATAAATTTCCGTTGTTTACGACACTATCTCCTAGCGCATATGAAGTTCCTGTTTTCCAAATTGGTGCTGATCTGTTAATAGATTGCAAAAATTCCTGAGCATTAAATATTCTCAGTTTATTTGTGATAATAGCTGCCATTGTTTTACCTTTTGCGTATGTAATTTTATATATTTATAATCTTTTTTTAGTCGATCTGCACAGTTTCTAAAATTTGCGTCAAATCTTCCAGAGTAGTTGGTATATTTGTTGTTGTGTATTTTACTAATGTAGATTCCGATGCAAAATTTGTTTTGTCGTTTATAGTACCGGGCGATATAAATTTTTCAAATGTGTTGTCATCCAATAGTTCATTATTATAATCTTTTCCCGACTGCATTTTTTCATTAAATTTTGCTCTCTCAATTGATAAGTTTGTCGGGCCCATTCTATTTCTCAATCCATCCGATGTAGTTTCTTCACTGATTACTAAGTAAATAGGTCGAATTTTAATCTCTGCATCTAAAACTGCCCGATATTTTTTATCTGATTTTGTAAGAATATCAGAAATTATCGTATCTCTCCATTCATGGTCTGTGCCATCCGTATTTGCAGTCCAAGTCGAATTTCCAGTTTCTACCGGCAAATTAAACCAAGTGTTATTTTTAGCCCGTGTTGTAACATAGGACAACGTAGTTTCAATTTTATTTGATGGTCTCATATTAACATACGGCGAATCTTGCAACTCTTCTTGTGGACTAAATAGGGTAGACAAATTTTGCCAAGGATATATTGTTCTAAAATAAAACTTAAATCTTTCTAAAGATTTGTAAGTAGTGTGTAGTGTGGGCACGTCTCCATAAATATTATTGTTAAATCTTCCAGAAATATTTATAATCATTTTTTCATCGCGAGGGTTGGCTCCGTTGTCGATAGAACCTATCCAATGATTGGCACTTCTATCGACATTACCCCGAAATACACCATCCCATCTAAATTCGACTTGATTGCCTGGCGTACCTGTATGTGCCGGCATTTCACGATACCCAGCGATAAATGACACATCAAACACAACTATCTCATCATTTGAATTGTCTAAATGTTCACTTGACAATATTTTATATTTCCCCCAAGGCCTTGTTTTTATCCATTCATCGTTGTGTATATCTTCATCTGATATATCATATATTGTTACTGTATTATGAATAGTGCCATTTTTATAAAAATGAGAATAATTTTTACCATAAGAATCTTTGTAATTTAGAGAAATTTGTTTGACTTGATGCCATCCAGTGACATCCGCACCACTATCGTCCAATAGTGCATATCTACCCGAACCATTGTCTACAGTCGCAGCTCCAATAGTGTCATCTGAAATTTCCCCTGTGCCAACACCATCATAAATTGTTACACCATCTGTTTCGACATTGGAGTTGGTAGTTCTTTGTCTATTATCATATATAAATTTGTGACCCTGAGAATTCAAATAATTCGTATCTTGTCTATTTTCGGTAGGATACCAATAAGTATCAATAGGACTATATGCCCATTTCCCAAGGCCGTCCATATTTTTGACCTTCATATTAACATTTTTAATAATTTCATATAATAATTCGGTCCACGCAATCCCTGCACCTTTTCTGATATTAGCCTTACTAGTGCTGGTGTACTCCCCGAACATCATGAGTCCCGATGGATGGATTACCTTTTTAACTATTTTCCTCCACTCATCAACATACATTCCAACTTTAATCACATAAGAATAATCTTGCCACAAATAACCATCATGTATTCTATTGTCGTGGGATACAAATCCTTCATCATTTAAAAATGATCCAGAGCTAACACATAATGGGCCCGTTAATACGTCTACTACAGCGTTCCCATCTCCTTGTGTTGTAAGATCTAATGTTGGCGATGGAGTTCCCTCGTCCCATATGTAATTTACACCATGACCATTTTTTTCAGTCTGGACAGAACTTTCTATAATAGATAGTTTTGCAATTTTTCCAATATTTTCACCACGACCTTCAAAGAACCCCAAAGATCCTGTTGATTTATATGAACCAGAAAATGACTTTATAGAGGATGTTGGAAATCTTTTATATCCAAATCCGCCCGTGACAAGTTCGATAGATTTGATAGGCGATTTTGGTTTAGCGTTCCACGAAACATTTAATGACATACTCTGAGGTAAAGTATAAGAAGAAGAAATATTGTTGTTTAACTTTCTGAGAAATATTTTGTTTCTGGCCGATGGTGTTGGAAATTCATCATCGTATATAATATATTCTATTTTATCATCTGAAGGATAATAATATGTTATTGTTACAATATCTCCTTCTGTCAATGATGGACTAAAATCTATATCAATTCCAGATGTAGAAACATAATCACTTTCTGGCAGAATCGACACAGTAATGGTTTCTATTCCCAACAAATCTATTTCGGTTTTTTGAACTTTAATAGTAGGAGTTATGTCTGGATCATAATAAATGTTGTAATTGGTTGTTGTATCAGAGTCAACGACAAAAGATTTTTTTGTCGATCTGGACTCACCAATAAATTCAGATGTGGGAATTGGATTGATATAATTGGCCGCAAGGCCTTGACCACTTAACGAATTAACTGTTCCCGAATCAATTAATGTTCCCGAAACAGTGTTATACCTCTCACCTTTTGTAAATCTAAATGTTCCAAAAAATCCTAATGTATAATCATCAATTGTATAATCTGCATTTGGAGTTTGATGAGCTCCAATATAAAAATTTTGTTTTCTGGGATAATATTCGATTACTAACGTATCGCCTGCAACTATAACCCCAGAATTTATTTCAATAGATTCTCCTGTTGGGTCTATCGTATATTCTTTACTAGATAAATTTCTTGTCACATCTATATTCGTCATATCTGGAATATTTTGCAGAACACCCGAAGAATCTTTGGATTGTCTTGTTATATTTCGAGTCAGTTTAATAGTTGCGCCCTTAGTTGGGTCAAGAGTTAGTGGATCACCATTAAGAAATGCACCCACCTTCCATGTGTCTATTCCGGTAGTTGCATCGTGATCCCACTTATCTGCCAAAGTTGTGAAAGATGTTACAGTTTCAGTCTGTAAACCATATGCGGCATGATCCCACCAACCAGAACCAATTGCATTAGACGATGTACCTTCTAGAGTAGAATTTACATATAGACTCGCACCCGTACCAGATACCCAAACAGCAATATGATGCCAATCTCCAAAAGACAAAACCCCCGATGAAATAGTATCGGTTGTGGCTCCAGACATCACATTTTTTAAAGTAATAGTTCCATCTGATTCTTGATATAATCCAAGATTGCCTGTACCATTTATATAATCATCAATAGACCATATAGCGGATGCAGAGCCGACACCCAATTTTTGAGATTTTCTAAAGTACCAAAAATCAATAGTAAATCCTGTAGAATCTAGGCCTGCATCTACAAATGTTTTGCCAATATCATCAAATCTAACATAACCAATATCTGTAGATAAAGAATTTTTACCAGTTTGAAAATTCTTACTGGTAAACTTATCTTTTATCCACTGAAATGCCAGATCAGAACCAGAGAAATACAAAGATTGTCCCACACTATAACCAGAACCGGCATCATTTATTGTTAAAGAGTTTGTATAAACACCATTGACAACAGAAACATCAAAAGTCGCACCAGTGCCGGTTTGATTACTGCAATGTGTTGTTTCAGAAAATGCATCAAGGGCTATAGGAACGCCTAATGTAGTATCAATAGAAACTTGCAGTATTCCACCATCAGATGAAACTTTATCTACCACAAGAGTTATATCATTAACACCATCGGCGCCGCCCAGTTTTGATCCAAGTATTTTAAGAGTAGTCCCTACAGTATAATTTTGACCTCTGACGGTTGTTGAAGGACTTTTTTCTATCTCATATGCCGTACCTATTCTGGTTATATTGAAATTAGCACCACTACCCTTAATCGTTTCTGGTGATAGTGGAGTCACATCATCCAAATTAATATCAGAAATAGAAAATATTGTTATTTTTTCTAAAGAATTTGGCATATCAATATCACCAGAACCAGATGAACTAAGAACCCCATCATATGAGAAATTAAGTATTTCACCTCCTATTGGATTTCCATAAATTGAATAATCATCAATTCTACCCAGATCATCGACAGATGTGACCTGTATACCAACATCGTTTTTTGGAGATATACCGCTTCCACTACCAAACAGATTGCCAGGAATTACAAATTTATCATTCACTTTGTAATCTGTCGTAGGTGAAGATCCGTCTAATAATACCGAGACTGCATTTTTATATGTCCCTTGTGTGGTATCCACGTTCCAAATAGCTCCAGTGCCCTTATCAGTACTAACAACATATCCATCTAAAGGGTCTCCTGCTACATCAACAGTATTTTTTCCAATACCAGCAACCACTTCTCCAGCCGAGACAGAGGTTACGGTCAACAATACATCATGCGATGTTATCCCTGCAAGATCGGTTTCGGCAGAACGAGTCACGCCATTTGGCAAAAATTCGCCCTTGATAATCAATCTGTCGCCTACGACATATAATTGACCGCCGGTATTCAATACAATAGTATCCAACAGGCCATCAACAGATTCTAGATCAAATGTTGCACCAAATCCCCTAGCATTTCTTATAAACGGCGATTGTTTGGATAAATTTACAGTTTCAGTAGTAAGAGATCCCTGAGCGTTTGATGAGGCGGTATCGTAAGAAACGGTTAGAATTGCGCCATCGGCGTCCACTGAGTCAATTGTGAAATTTAAATCTTCAATATATCTTGTTTCAGTGGCTTCGCCCTCATTTAGATTTATGAGATTTTTATTTGGCGATTTGTTTGACAACAAATATGTTCCAACACTAAACGCTTCTATATTATTTTTCAAATCTTGATATTCGGCCGACATACTTATTCCGTCAATCATTCTACTAGTTTCGATTAAATTTTCAAAATCAAACAATCCAAAAACATCACCACTCAAAACATCAATATTTTCTATTTTTACAAAAACATCTTTTGCCGTCGAATTAAAAGTATAAGGATTGGAATTGCTATCCGTCCCAAGAGCAAGATCCCATTGCCCAGTAGTGTCAAGCGAAAGAGGATTTTGTACGAAAGTAATATCATAATTTTCAGTACTATAATCTGTTTCCGAAACAAATGCTTCGGCCCCTGTTCCAAAAGTTCCATATTCATTAAATCTGAGTTCTTCGCCAGTGATGTATCCATCGCCGCGATTAAAAAATTCGATTTCTTCAACAGGCCCAGATAGGGTATGAGATATATTAGCAGAGAATCCAACTCCTTCGCCAACATAAGAAGAAGATAATTCTACAGGTTGATTTTGGGAATAATTACTACCGCCGTCAACAATATCAAATCCAGTAATACAATCATATAATTTTTCTTGATATTTTGTATTATCTGTTTGTAATATTTCTACCATTTCTCTGCTAGAAAATGATCCTGTTATACTTCCCAAAAAATATTCTCTTACTTCGTAAGTTCCAATTTTAATATCTTTATAGTATTCTATTACAGCTTCTGCGCCAGATGTTTGTCCAATCATAATATATGGTGTTGTTATTTTTGGTTCTATAAATGTAGGAGTATATGGTTCTGCTCTAACAGATTTTGTTGTTGTCCATTGATTATTACTTGCGCGAAATATGTGGTTTTTTGGATAATAAATTTCTATATCTTCGTTAAATAATGCATGAAATAAAAATTCATAAGATTTTTCAGATCCCTTAGATTGATAAAAATCTTTCATAAATTTCATAAATTGAGTTTGATTTTCATAAGAACTTTTTTTAACCTTAACCGAATCAACTAAATTATTATACTCATCCGTTGTGTTAGCAGATAATGAAGATTCTGTATATGTTTTTATGACGAACCTAACTTTTATAATATTGTCGAGGGATACATTACTGGGATTGCCAGTCGAGTCTACAAAAGATAATACATTATTATTCAAAACATATCCCGCTACACCAGAAGTTGCCTCTGATAATTTTGAATAATCCCCATCGTTGATCAATCCAGTTTCAGAATTATATCCCGGCGGTGTAAGATTATCAATAAATGATTGCAATGTAGTCCCACCGCCTCTGTCGCCGGTGCCATCAATATTTTGATAAACTATAACATCGGTCACAACACTTTTAGCATCCGTATCACCGAAATAGTAAAAAGGATTAAAATAACTCAATTTATAAGAACTTGTTCCGCCATCGGCTAAAAATTCCTGATCATACAAACTTTCTATTGCAGACTCGGTATCTTGACCGGCCTGATCCAAACTAACATCATCAGAATATTTTTGTGGTAAACTTTTTATTTTTGTAACATTGGGAAAAACAGAAGCCAACTCATTTTTAAAAAGATTAGTAAAAATATCTAAAGTATTATCAATATCACCATATTCTGTTATATTGTCCGAAACACCAGATACTCCGACCGATTGCGACAACCAATTATAATACAACTCCAAAAATCTTACAAATTTACTATATTCTTCATCAGAAGAAATATAATCAGGAAGTTGTGATTTTATATGCGAAGCAATATTTTTGATATTATTATTATTCATTTTTAGTACCCACCACCCGAACTACCACCACTATAACTACCACCAGAGTTACCACCAGAACTTCCGCCCGAGACTCCCGATGATCCGCCAGAAGAAGGAGTATCCGCATAAACTCTTGTGATGGAGGATTGCGTTGTTCCGGTTGTCAAATTAGCTGTCGTCCCATTATATGTTGTTGAAGTATTTCTGGAAACAACAACCCTTTGCGAAGAAATGTCATAATTTTCATTAAAATCATCAGTGTCTTCCAACATCGTTACAGTCAATTCGTTAATATCTATGTCAATTATTTGATTTCTCACAGGGAAAATATCCATTGATGAGGGTACTGCTGTAATACCAAAAACATCATTACCTACAATTGAAGTGATATTTAAGTCTGGAATTATAATTTGTCCAGTATCATAATCAATAGTTCCAGAAGAAACATTTGTGTATACTTTTACAGATGCGGAATTATTTGTGTAAAATCTAATATTACCAAGGCCGTCGTCATCTGCATAGTAACTTCCTTCCAATCCATTAATATTAAATCCCAAAGATGATATAGAGTTTGGCAAAATACTATTGCTAAAATTGAAAGTATAATTTGCAGAATTGTTCAAAATAACATCTTTTTCATTTATCATACGAATATTTGTAATGTTGTTCGTTATAGATTCATCTGTCTGGTCGATAGTCGCAAGAAACTGTGAATATCTAAAATAGCTATTGAAATCTTGTAAAAATTTCAAATTATATTCAGAAATAGAATTTTTTACCATAGTTAATAATTCTGCCGAACTTAATAGAGTAGACTCATTATCAAATTTGACTTGAGTATCTACTTTTAATTTTATAAAGTCTGGATCTACGATTTCTGGTTTCAATGTCAGTACAGAATAATTTGATACTAAACTGGATCTGATGGCATTTTTATCTTGCAAGGATAGGTAATATCCAGAGTTCGGTTTGATGCTAATAAACACCGTGCCATATTGTGCAGGGAAATTATCTTCTCCGCCCCAGACATTTATTGAACTAGCCTGAGGATAAATTTTTGGAATTATGGTCATATAATCTCTAGCAGTCACACACCTGTTCTGTCCTTCGAAAGTTCTTGGCGCATAAAATTTTATAGAATCTATAGATTCTTTGTCGGCTCCGCCGGCAGTAGATCCTATAATTGATAAATTTTGAAGCAAATCTGTGGGTCTAACATTATCTCTAGTGGATATTAATCTCATATCACCCGTCATCCCATTTGCTTCAGCACCATAAGTTGTAAGATAATTCAATGTTACAATATTACCACTGTCAACGGATTTTCCTAAAACGCCATCACCAAAAATTATCTCATATCTACCATCATATGATTCTTGCAGAAAAAATGTTTCTGATAAACTATTCAGTGACATTGTATCTGTATTTAATTTATATTCTGTAAGACTAGTACTTTCTACATTGGGCGTCACAAATACACGAATTGTATCAGTATCCACATTTGCATTAGACAATATAAATTTTTGATTTGGATCGGTCATATCGACATAATAATTTTCTGTGACCGGAATTCCTTGAATTAAAGCCAAATCAAAAATTTCATATACATGTTTCCATTTATTGTTGGCAACAGCAACAGGAGCATAAGATCTATTTACAATTCTAGTTTCTATGGGAGTAAATTTATATTCATCGTTTGTTTGAGAATTTCTTTTAGAAAAAACATAATTTCTATCTATAGTAATATCATTATATTTAGCATCGTCGGGAGAATCCGAAATAATTTCAAATGCACAGGTGATGTTGCATTTCGTAGACTTATTGGATGAAGGTGTATATCCTAACATTTTCGCTTTCGAAACAACATTATCGCGCAACCTTGCAGTGTCCAAAAACATTTCATTTGATATCATGTTTAAATAAAACGAATTATAATAAGTATTATAACTTAAAATATCGGTCAGCGTTGACAGGCCCGAACCTTCAAAATCATAATCTGCAAAAGTTGGATCACTTTTCATATATGTTTTTATATTAGATTTAATATTTTCAAAATCTAACTCGGAAATTTGAATATTTTTTGCCATTTTATTTTACTCTTTTGATGCCTAAAGTGTATGTTATCGTTTCTTCTACAGGTGGAATCGTATATTCTATAGTCACATTTAATTCATTTCTATCAATACTAGCATTTCTTTGATTTTTATCTTCGCCCAATGATACATTCAAAACTCTAATTCTGGGTTCGTAGTTTTTCAATGCAATAATTATACTCTGCCTTATATTTATGGCCCGGGCCGAAGAAAATTTATTCGTACTGTTAAAATCTGTACTCAAATCAAACAAAGATTCATAAAGACTACCACCAAATAACCTATCAAATCTTCTTTCTTTTTTTGAAGTCAAAAGAATATTAGAAATGCTCTGTTCTATAGATGGAAATCTATTTAAATTTGGTCTGTCGATTTTCATAACAATATCGCCACCGTTTGAAAGTCCATTTGGAACTTTTGTCATTTTTAGATCAAAATCTTTATTTGTTACTAAGTTTGTGTTATATGCCATTTTTGGTTTCCTACGGATTTAAGTCTATTCTTGGAGCTTTGATAGTGGTATTGCCGCCACTCTTAGAATCTATAGTTCCGCCAACATCTATATTGACTTTTCCTGCAATTTTTACATTTACGTCTGCGTCTACAACTAAATTCATAGTACCCCTGACGTATATACTGTCATCGCCTAAAATTAATTCATAATTATTTTTTACAACCTTGATCACCTTTGTACCATCCGGATGAATCTCTTCAAAAGTTCCTGTCCTATGATAAGTATGTATTCTTTCTGCGTTTGGCGTGTCATCGAATTCTTGAATATGACCAGATTCTGTGAAAAGAACTTTGTTGTGTGGATATTCTGCTGCGAAAGGATTGCCGGGTTCTTGAAATAATTCAGTAGTAATCTGACTATTCATCTTTTCTGTTACTGAATGGGGTTTAGGACCTTGTGAGGCACCGCCTGATTGTGTGGGTGCAGTTGAATACCCGTCTGTAGTTGTTTCTCCAGCCGCCTCTTGGGCCGCGTTCTGAGTGTTTTTAGAAGCTTCTTGGAATTCATCCGGAGCAACTTCCCATGTAACAGTTCCATCCTTCAGATTCGAATTACTAGGTCCATTGCCAGAATTTGATGATTTGCCGGATTGGGTTGCTCTGAATACTTTTTGCTCGACATACTGACCATCATCTTTACTATTTAATAATCTTCGAGCATTTGCTTCGTGGCCGTCCATTTGATTATTTACTTTATCTCTAACACTTCCCTTGGCGCCGCCAGCACCCGCATCCGATCTTCCATAATATTTTTCCCCAACACCGCCTGCATTAATAGCAGAATAAATTTCTAATCTACCCATACCATTTTTAACACCATGAGCTCTTAAATATCTTACGACCGCTCCGTTGGGGCCGAGTTGTGTGTCAATCGCAGTTTGTTCTGTGCTGAAATCAACTCCATATTGTTTTGCCTGTGGTTCACCAAATTGTATTACGCCCCTGTGTTGACCCCACTTAGTAGTCGGGCCCTTGCGTCTGGCATCCCATCTACCACCCATTTCGTAAGACATAACTGTACCGAAATCCAATGCACTACATTGCATGGCGGCCGCAGCTGCGATGATACCAGTTCTATATGTGTATGGTGGTTGACTGCCAATTTGGTTTGCAAGTAATTTGGGCGATCTTACCATATCTCCATCAATATAATCTTTTGATGAATCCCATTCAGTAACATCCAATTCTGGTTTAACAGATTTATTTGGAACTGGTGACTGATTTGGATTGTCATATCCTTTAGATGTAGATGAATCGGTTTGCGATGGGCCACTTTGAGGTGTTTGTCCAGAATACTTAGAAGATGGATTAGAATTTGTTCCAGATGATGTGGGGCCGTCTTGACTACCTGTTTCTGGATCTGGTACAATACCATTTCTCTTTAATTTTACTGTACCGCGCTCAGCTGTAGCCATGCTAAAGTGCATGGCGTCTTTCGAACTTGTCCAATCACCACCCCAACCCAAACCATATTTTTTTGCCATCGCAGAAGTATTTTTCGGCATGTCTGTGATGAAAGTACTCCCATAGGGATTTTCTTTCGGATTAATATCTATGGATGCGCCAGAGGCGTGATATGACCACTTACCATTACCAGCTGCAGATTTTCTATGCACATACCCACCAAGACTGTAGATAGTATATCCATTGGGGTGATTTGGAGCGGGAGTTTTTTCAAATTCATTTATAAAATTTTGAAAATTCTTTGCAAAAATAGTTGCAACATATGTACTTTTTCCATTTTTTGAAGTAATCTTAGTCAGTCGTTTTTTGTTTACCTCATCAGAAGGCGTACCGGACTGATCTATAGATCTTTCGCCGTCACCGGAAGAATTATCAGAACCGGCCGGACTCGTTGATTGTTCTGGAACTCCAGCTCCAGTAGCAAGTTTATTCACGTCTGATTCGCCCGTTACAGAGGCGCCAGGCAAAATTTCTTGTTCGCTGGGATAACTACCATCTGGAGCTCCTACCCCAGCGGGCCCGGGCTTACCATTAATCGTTCCCCATATGATAGGATCTTGGGCATTCTCACCATCTCGGAAAAATCCCATTACCCATGTGCCGGGCAATGCTCCTGTCGGCGATTGTCCAATACCAGCTATAGATGCACTAGTGATAGGCATTAATGGAGAAGCCCACGGCAAATTATCTGTTGGGATTTTAGCTCTATCATCACTATGATATCCAAAAATTCTAACACGAACTCGGCCCAAAGCTTCAGGATCATTTACAGCTTCAATAATTCCTTGCCACCAAATGAGACCATCTCTTCCACTAAACATATTCATTGTGCATTACCTTTGATTACAGGAATTGGAGCAGGCAATTCATCATTAAAACTATCTTTGACCAATTCCATATCAGTGACGTATCTATCATTTGACAATCTATGACAGATTGCACATATTAGATATTTGCCGCTATAATATTTATCTTCCCAATCCTCTTTCATGTCAATTCTGGAAAAAATGGGCAAAGACAATTCTACCATATCGCCCACAGACAAGTCACTATCGCCAAAAACTGTTATCGAACATTTTATGTTATTAATAAGTTGCAAGAAAAACTTTCTTTGTAGAAATATTTTTTCTTGGTTAAACATAGGCCGGTCGGTCTTGACTTCTATTTCTGGTAAAATATATTCAGTTTTAGGTTTGTATTGTATACCCTGTTCAGTAATATCAAATATTGGCCCATCAGGATCTTCATACTCATTCATACCCTCTTTTTGATTCATATATTTGTAGTCTTTGGAATTTTCCCAAAAAGAGTGTTCATGAACTTTTTTAGTTTTAGTCACAAAGTCTATAGTTGTCAATTTAGAATTGTAAAGTCCCTTTGCGATGTTATCCAAAACTTGAAAATTCGAATTAAAACTATATTGGATCGCTTTTTTGTTTTCAAAATTACTGTCGACCGGACTACTACCCTCATCTCCAACTCCGGCATTTTTAAATCTGCCAAGGTTAAATTTGTTTTTAGGCTCTTCTTGCGTCAACATTTCAATCGGTTTCATAACATACGATTTGGAATTTTCGAAAAAGATGTAAGATGAACTTTTATATGTATCATGGAAAGCTCTTTCTGTCAAGTAAGAACAGGCCCGCATTGGAGTCATATTTGGTATTATGATGCCAATTTCATTATCGTATAAATCACTACTAGGTTCATAATCAAATTCTTTTTCAGAAGATAATCTTTCGAAACATTTTTGAGCAATATCTGTCGCACTTCCCTCAAAATATTCAGAAATCTTTTCTTCGTAGTTCATTATTAAGTCTATAGAGGATAATTCCAAGTTATAATTTTGAACTGATGCATCACTTTCTAAATCAGTAATTTTACTAATTATGAATTTTTTTGTAATAGGTTCTTCTAATCCTCTAGTCACAAAAGAAATATCAACAGTTTCTTGTCCTATTATCGGCATAAAATTCAAAATGCCCTCAGCGTCCGAAAGTGATATTGTTGCCGTCATTGTAGGAGAAAACAAATCTTCATATATTCTCAAAGATGAAAAGCTGCCACTAGATGCAATATCCAATTCAAATCCATTGTGAGATGTAATTTTTAATTCTAGTAATTCATAATCACCAGATTTTGCAGTTGTATCAACCATTATTTAACGACCTTTTCCCAATCTTTTAAGAAATCTTCTAATAATTGAGGTTTCATAATTTTAATTTTTCTATTCTTTTCATTCAACTCTTCTTCATATTCATATTTGGATTGCATTGTATATGCAACTCTTTTGTCTGGGTGCATTAAAGAATATGTTTCGGCCGAAATTTCAAACCCATCTATTGTATGAAAAAACCTGTGCGGTGTTTGTTGCGACACAGTAGAAGCTAATTGTCTAAAACCTTTCGGTAACAAATTCCAACCAGATAAAAAGTTATCCACATTGTTTTCGAAATATTTACCATTCCAATAATAAAGATCATCGTCAACCTTCGCAACTTTTCCCATTACACGACCGTTTGATCTCTGTAAACTGTTTGTATCATTAGTTTGGAAATAAGAGTTTATTTTCATATCCTTTGTATTAATAATTCCTCGCATACTAGGATTCGATGTAGAATTATAATATAGTCTATTTGGAGCATTTTTAGGAACATGGAAAGTAATTTTTTGGCCAATCTGTTTTCCTGTATTATCAAGTAAAGGTGCGTCTACTATACCTTCGCTGTATTTTCCATAATACTGTCCTTCTTTCCAGTTTTTTAATGAACCATCAGCATTGACTTCGCCATCCGTAGTGATATAAAAAGATTGGTTATGTGCTCCAAAAATGTTAAATGTATATATTGTGCCTCTATCCAATGTCAGTTGTGGATTTTTTGTTCTGATTAACCTATTACTAGAAATCATCCAGCTATCAGAGTTATATAGTGTATTTGGTTGTACCTGATAAACCATTGGAATAGGTTTCGGGACTCCTATGCCTATATCATCCCATACATTATCAGATGCGTTCCACTGCAAAGATCTATTCGTATCTTCCGTATATATTAATTCGCCATCATATTTTCCAACAAATGGCACTTTTGGCAAAGAATTGACTCTCTTAAAGTCCATTACACTTATTGGAATATATTTACTCTGAATATAACTAAAAAAGGTATTATCATCTTTAGGCAATTCAGAGTAAATATCTTTGATCTCATTATACAACAAAATGACCCAAGACAACTTAGCGTTATCATAATAAAATTCTGCAAGATCTTCGATAGTCTCTGTCGATTTAATAGTGTGGTAAAAATAAAAATTAGAATTGTTTCTATAAGAATCTATCGTATAAGCATGTCTAAAAATATTTTTTGCGAGCACGGGCCTATTTTTCAAATCTATATCATACAAAATGTTAGGAATTTTATTAAACATCTTAATACCCTTCTAAAGCGTCTGTTTTCGTAACAAGTTGTACTTCTTGGAATTCTAGATTCAAACCAACTACCGATGGCGCAGAATCGCCATAATTATCTGCTTGAAGCATTGCAAATTGTCCTTCGCCCCCATACTCAACATCACAAGTCGTGCAAACTGCCGGTTTTATCTTATTCAAAAATTCTGTCGGGTTTCCATCTATCATATATTTTATCTCAAAATAATTTGGAGTGTGAAATTTGTTACCCGATACTGTCAATGATGGCAACATTTGTGATCTAAACCATCGAATCATATCTCTAATCATTACAGATTCTTCTTGACTTTTTGGCAAAAACTGATATGCATATGAAAATGTTCTAAATTCAACACCCTTAAACAAAACAT